TTGATGCAGAATCCGGGTTTTGCTGGCAAACATCCCAGGTGAACCGGTTGATATTCAAACTGCCCATAATCCGGGCGTAATGCTGATGCCGGTTAATGAGGCCACGTGTGAACGTATCTAATTGACCAACAACCTTCTGGCAAACCAGAAAGATATCGAAGCCCTTGTGACGATGAACCGCGAGTTTCTTCACATGGTCTGGCGTGCCCTGCGCACCATGTTTCGTGGGAAATATATTGTAAGCCTCATCGAAGATGATGACAGAATTAGATGGCAGATCATGCCATTGCTTGGCCTGCTCCTCGTTAAGCTCATTCCAGCCATATTCCGGGTTAAGGTTGCGAATACCGAAGTAGTAGATATCACGCCCTTGGAATTGTTTGCCTTCACGAATGAATTTAATGGTGTTTAAGGTTTTACCAGAGCCGGGCGTACCCGTGACTAGATAGAGCATTATTTAGCCTTCCCGAACGTGACACGATTATAGACGCCCATCGCCTGTTTGATCGCGATTGCACCGATATAGGCACTGGTAACAACTTGGATTGCATGCGGGACATTGAGCGAGACAGCAACTTCCCAAAACTGTCCACCAACGCCCGAGGTATTGCGAATAATCCACGCCTCGATTTGTCCGGTAATAATATTGAGCGCCTTGAACGTGACCAGCCCAATGCCAAGCGCCGCAATAACCCGAGTAATGGCGTAACCAATTACATACTTGGCAGCAGTCGCAACGACTCCAGAAATACCAGCAGCAGTCAGAACTAGCGGTAATGGCATTAGTCACCCCTCGCCAATGCGTTAAACAGAATCCAGCCACCAGCCAGATACGAGAAAAAGAATATAACAGCCGATATAACGTTGAAGATGGAACAGTTAACTGTCCAAGGCAGCTGGATAGGTCCCCAGCGCGTAGAAATAATGTCGTCTTGCAATGGGCACGAAGCGGACGGCCCGGAAGTATAAAGCCCGGAGATAATGCCCTGCACTTCGCTATCCATATTCTGCGCATCTTTACCAATTACGTTATCGAGCGTATCGGCATTAACTAGCCCTTCCTGCTGGAGACCAGTCGCAAGCGCGGGGCCTTTCAATTCATCGCCAGCGCACATGGTGTGCCATTGCTGTTTAAGCAATTCACCCAGGAGCGGATCACCGGAATACGTAGGAGGCGTTTCGCAATTGTCGGAAGCAGTCGCTGAACCGGGCTTAGGATCTTCGCCATCACCATAACCAGGGCCAGAGCCATCACCAGGAAGCGTACCGCCGCCGTCGCCACCTCCATCACCGCCACCATCACCATCACCGCCACCATCACCATCACCGCCACCATCGCCGCCACCGCCGCCACCGCCGCCTCCGGTGCCTGGGTCAGTTGGATCGGTCGGTTCGGTTGGATCAGTGGGATTTTTGTAGCAAGTGCCGTTAGAGACGGTCCAACCCGGAGGGCACTGTGGGTCATCAGGATTAGATGGCGGGGCGTCTGGAGTATCTGGAGGATTTAACGGATCGCCGGTCTCTGAAAGCTCATAACTCTCAGCTGAACAGTTCTCGCCGTTACTTTCGATTATGAAATTGCAATAACCTTGCGTGGTACTTCCAGACTCTAGGTAGCAACTAACTGACCTAGGGTTTTCTTGAGGAACATAGGTGCACTGTTGGTAGCACATACTCCGAGGCTTAGAACTAACGTATCTAGTGCCGCCAGTTTCAATAACCGTCCCCATGGTCCCTTTAGACGGGAAAGGGTCGCCAACAGGGCATTCAGGAGGCGGTGCTACGCATTCGCCGGTTGCGGGGTTGTATTCAGAGCCAGAGGGGCATTTAGCACCATAGCGAACAACCTGGCCCAAGAGTCTATCAGTGGATGCAATAGAGCCATCCGGGCGGAGATAATTACCCCAACATTGTTTGGCTTTAGGGTCGCCAGTATCGCGAAGATATACAAACTGCATGGTTTGGCCATAACTACCCGTTGTGCGCCCATCATAACCGGCAATACACGCCAACGATGCAGAAGGATGATTCCCATACGTGCCGGTGTTATTTCTTGACCAGTAATAATCCTCCGCACTAACAGGCGCATGCCAAAGCACCGCAGCCAGCAATATCAGCCATATCCTCCTCATGTCACGCGTCCCCAATCAGGCTGAAAAAAGAATGTGCATACCCAGCAGCCAAACGGCCAATATATAAATGCTCATAAGTAAACACCGGAAATAAAAACGGCCCCCGCTGGAGGCCGTGAAGGTTAGTTGGCGGGTAGTGGTGATGGTGTGTGTGTGATGCTGCGCCTCACTCCCCCACCCTCACCCCTTCCCGCTGACGGCCCGTTACTTGATGCGACGGTAAAGCGCGAAGCCAGCCATGCAGATACCGGCGAAGATGATTGCAGCAGCAATCAGCGTGGTGGCGGCAGTACCGGCCGAAGTCAGCTCATCAACAGCACCGGAGACGTCGATAGCGGCAAAGGCCGGAACCGAAGCAGCGGTCAGAGCACCAACAGCGAACAGATTTTTGAGTTGTTTCATGATTGTAATCCTTAATCAGAAGTGCCGGACTTTAAGAGATTCCCAACCAGTCCGCGTCCGGCGAAACAGATAGCTAGGAATAGGGTTGTAGCGCTCATGAGTGCGCCAAGTTGTACCGTATCCAACTCAAACAACGGAAACATGGGCTGCATGTATTCCCACTGCGTACATGTCGGATAACCGTCAACAATTTGAAGATTATTCAATTCGCAAGTTAGGAACACTTTCGACATTGTTAGTTAGCGCCTGAAGCAACAGCAGCAGGGCGCGGCTGAACACGCTGGACAGGAACTGGCAGACCATCATCAGAAAGCCAAAGGTCCATGCCGAACGCGGTGCCTGTTTTGGCCTTCCAGGCTTTGGCATATACCGGGACGGCAACTTGTTTGCCGATGTACGCCTTATAAGCGTTCTCGATGCCTGCATCGAGTTGGCGCTTCGAGACTTTCAGGCCGACCGATTTTTCGGTTTCTTGGCCGAACTCGTCTTTACCAGGAGCAGTAAGTACCAAGTAATGTTCGATGATGCCATTCATCTTTTCTTTCGACGCGATGCCCTTGCACAGGCCCAGTTGTACCAGCATGGTGATTACCTCGGTTATGAACGGGCCCAACGCCCGAGAAAGTGAATTGCCAACAGTCCGCACATAGTGACGACCAGGACGTTGATAGTTGCGGCGATCATGCAGCTTCTACCGATGGCTCAACGTACCAACCAGGACGTTGCGCACTGAAGTCAACTTGCAGAAAGCGCAGGATCGGAATGACGTTGTTTTTCTGGTCATCCATCTTCAACTTCTGCAAAGCGGCCTTTGAGAGTCCGCATTCGCAAATCTGGTCAACATGCCGGTAGAACGTGGCGCGGGACATCGAGTCCATAGTTTCCTGCCAGCCGTAGTCCTTGATGCTGCGGTATGTGCGAAACAGGTTGAGAGCAACTGTCTCATTAGCTTTCCCGTTCTTTCCGAACTTCGTCCAACGGGCTTTAAGTGCGGCCAGCACTTTTTCATCGTTAATTACTCGCATAGAGATACCTTCAAAAGCCGCAAACAGTTCTTTGGTTACTTGTTCCCAACACCACTGAATAAAACAACTCCCCTGCTCTTCAAGCCGCTCCTGGTAGTCGCACAGGGCCCATAAATTCGTCGGGATGTTTCTGCGCTCAAGCCAGCGATGCATAACAGTGGCTTCGAGACGAAGAAGGTTTTCCGCCCACTCCTGGAGCGCCGGGTTCTGGAGAACCGCAAGCAGCCGGTGAGCCGCAAACGCCTGGGACGGAACAAAGTTGGCGCCGCCATAGGCACGAGCGGCCTTGATGGCTTCAGCGAGCTGGCGGCGAAACTCTGGGCCTTTGAGGTAGGCTTTGAGCTTGCGCAGACGGGTTTCCTTGGAGCCCCAATAGGCCGTGGTTTCGTAGTCGTCACCACGGTTGCGGGTCTGGCCGTTGCTGACCCCGCGAAGCGCCTGGATCAGTTGGAGAGCGGTGCGCTCATCGGGCAGACGGGCGGAATAGGTGCAATCGATGCCGTAGACCTCGGCGGCTTGCCAGTCCAGCAAGGCCCAGAGCTTCGGGTAGGACCCGGCAAGCCACTTCAACATGACCTCGCCACCCTTGCGGATCGAGGTCGGCCCGAACACGTTGTGCCCCTGGAGCAGCTTGGCCGGGCTGGCTTTCAGCTCAACGCCGGGCTGCACACGTTTTCCGAGGGACTGGTGAAACACCTTGAAGGCGAGCGGCGTAAAGCCGGTCGAAAGGCTTTCCCACGCGTGGCTGATGTCCTCGACCTGATAACCACCCTTTCCGTCTGCAAGAACGCTGGTGGCACGAAGCGGAACACCGAGCTCTTCCAGGTCAACGATCAAAAGCTCATTGCCGCGCTTACCAGTGCTGGTAGCGATGGCCTGAGCCTTGAACGGTACGAAGAGGTGGATTTTATCGAGCATGCCGGTATTCCGTTACAGCGTTACACGTTACGCGATGGCGGAACTTATACGCCGTAACTCGTTACAAAGCAACACGTGACAGAATAACCAGCATCAGAGGAACACCAGGATGACGACAGTGACCAAGCCCTACCGTGTGCGAGATGAGTTCGCAGACTCGATCAAAGAGAGGCGGATCAACATGATCGTCGAGACCCGCGAAGACATAGCCGAAGCCGACCTAGTGAACGCGACGCTCTGGAAGTATCTCGACCAAATAACCACAAAGGATGTAATGAAATACCGCGAAGAAGTGCTCAAGAAAGACTGAGCAGAAATCGCGCAAAAGTCTCACCATGAGACAAGAGTCCACCATTAGAGATGGTGGACCCGGCTGCGCCGGTGAAGCCAAAGCGCGGCGGAACCACTGCAACTTCGTGACCTAACCGTCAGCGGTGCTGATGATCCTGGGAGACTGCCAGGCAGGCGCTCGGAGTGGCCTAGTTTGGGCAAATCAGGGCGCGGGTGGAGTTTGTAGCGGGACAGTAGAACGAGGATCGCGAAAAGCCCCTGGCGAGCCGTTGAGGCCGTCAGGGGCTTTTTCGTTGTCGTGGGTTGAGGCCGCTTCGCGGGTACCGTCGCGGTGACGACGAGGCAGTCAGTTCAGGTCGTGCAGGCGACTAATCGCCGCGAGCGGCGAGGTCGAGGCAGCAGGTCACTCGTACAGGTCAGACTGTCCGGTTTTCTCAAGAAGCTGAGTAGCAGAGGCGCGGGCCTGCTCGATGATGTGGCGGAGCCGACGAATCTCGGTTCGCTGGCTGTCGATGACTTCGTGCAGCTCCTGATTCTTGCGGTGCAGGTCGATTGCATCGAATGCGGCCATTCTGAATGCCTTGCTGGCAACCTTCTGGCCGTAATGCATCTTGAGGCGGTCGCCTTCCTCGTTCGTCACGTCGAATTTGATCAGCATTTTAGTACCGTTCCTTTTGTCCTGGTTGGTTCCTCGACGAGGAAAACAGTACCAAATCAATCTTCGCCGAGAGCCCAATTCAGGCCGTCACGCAGAGCATAAGCAACAAGGCCATAACCAACATTCGACTCAATGTGAACGCCGCCATCAGGGCCAATGATGCGGAACTCATAACTCCCATTGTCGCCGTCCCCGAACACCTCAACGACGTGATGACCGTCGACGTCGATACGGTGAAAGGTAGTAACGTCATCAGTAAACTTAAGTACCATTTTAGCGCTCCTGGTTTCGTCCTGGTATGCGCTTATGGTACCAAAACGGAAAGAGGGCAGCAAGTGTTTTGGTACCATTTTTCATCCTGGAATATCTTGCTCGAGGAGCAAAATGGTACCGGCGCATCGCATAATCCGCCGTTATGTTACGCCTGCCCTACGGGCTGCGCTGGCCACAGGATAGTCCCAGCGCACCGGCTCAACATAACGCCGAGCCTCAATTATGCGAACGCCCTAAGACGACATGACAGTGTCGCCGTTGTCGAACGAAAGAGCCCACCAGGTACAGAATGGCTCAATTGACTGAAGACGAACACAAGCATCGAACTGCGTTTCAACTTCCTCTTCATACTCGTGGCCGGGGTTATCGACCAGCTCGTAGGTCAGGATCATTTCATAATCTCCATTATGCGAAGCGCCTAATCTCACCACAGATGGCCGGGCTTGCCACCACCAGCCTGAACAACAGTCCGGTGAGCAGGAACGTATTCGGCAACTGGCGGCTCAAGCGGTGAGTCATGCTGCACATCAGCCACCGGCAATGACATGGCTACAGGCTCACTAGCTGGCAACGCCGAGCGATCGACAGGCCGAGTGTGATCAAACCAGCCACCGGAAACAATCGCCTCACACATACCAGCAGGAACATCAAGTGGCGTTGCCTGCTGAGTGAAACAACGGCATCCCTTCTTCTCAAACTGCATGCATGCCGCTGGCCTAGGCCAGTCGCTGACCTGTGTGAACTTCTCTCGGTAGATCGGCGCAGACCACGGCATTCCTTCAACCTCAGGCGTGACCATTTCAGCAAAGGACAACTGGACTGGGCCCTGCTGGTAATGCTGTGAAGGCGGCGGAGCTGCACCGCCTTGGAGCGGTTGATTGACCTCAAGTGGTGGCGGCTCGCCTCGGTCGAAATAGGCCATAAATGACTTTACGGAAAACACCAGAAGCACGACCAGGACGAGGAGAAAAACAATCTTCTTCCATGGCACCGAAAGGGTATGGGTGTGTTCATCCGCAGAGTGATAAGCACCGAAATACTTCTTATCCATGCGGAACTGATCAACGTTGGCGTCTTTGCGGGTTGATGCAGAATCCGGGTTTTGCTGGCAAACATCCCAGGTGAACCGGTTGATATTCAAACTGCCCATAATCCGGGCGTAATGCTGATGCCGGTTAATGAGGCCAC